CTGCTCTCTGTCATTCCTTGCAAAGGCTGCTCGTGATAGAGCAAACTGTGCATCCCTAAAGGGATTAACCTTCATCTCACCATCTTCATGGTCATATTTAGGTTTTACTTTTTCTTCAAATTTCTTCTTATACTTTTCCATAATCCTCTTCTTGAGTGTGTATAAGGGTAAAGAACCCAGACGTACCTTGTGGGCAGAGGTCTGAGCCGTGTTCATTACTACATCATTTCTTGTTCACCAGGTTCTGGTGCTTCCGTCTTTTCGAAACTAGGTGTTTCCATCTCTGTACCAATAATTTGCGCTGAAAGATTTAGCAGATCTTCTGCTGATGGTCTCTCAGGTAGATCGACCCCCTCCTTTGCTGCTTCAATATATAATTTAGCCCACTCCTGATAACTCTTATCCAGAGCAACCATAAGTTGTTTTGTATTATCTTGTAAAGCATTCTTGGTTTGTGTGTTGGTAAAGTCGATGTTGGCTTGTTTTAAAGCCTTGTCTAGTTTAGCTAGCTCTTCAGCTAACTGTTGTTGTTTGGCAGCGTTTTGTTGTTCCATTTCTCTAGACTTCTGAGCTTGTTCTTTGAACTTAGGATCAGTAAAGTCTACAATAAACTCTAATGGATCTAAATCTAAAGCTTCTAAAGTCTTAGCTGCAATAGATGCAGCAGCAGTAGGGCTTACAACCCCGCCTGCACCTGCTTGTTGTAAAGCAGGAAGAACTTGTTGACCAATAACAGTCATCTTTTGTAGGGTAGAGTGGTTAGAGTTGTCACCTACGTCAATGTCAGCCATTACCATCATATTATCAGGTAGTGTACTTACATCGATAGATTTTAGTAGGTTCTTAGAATCAAGATACTCAAACTCTTTTCCTCTAAGAGCTTTTCTCATTGTTCTGTAAATACCTTCAATCAACCTCTTGATACCAGTCTCTGCATATCGTCTTGCAATATATTGGATTCTGATTTGAGCTGCTGATTGTACAGCTTGTACTTTCTGTTCTGAGTTCCCTGATACATAGAGAGTATCATTAAGACCTTGAGCAGCTTTACTTAAGCCTGTTGCTTGTTCTTTATGTTTCTGTAAGTAGTCTAACAAAGGTACTGTTCCTGTACTAATTGTATCAGGAGATAATGCTTGTACAGCATTCATCGGGTTACCATTTGTAGCAATAATTTGTTTCGGTTTCATGTTCTGTAGAGCAGAGAAGTCTACTACGTTAGGGTCAGCTAACTTAGGAGAGTAGTTAGTTAAGTAAGTATTCTCTACGAAACCACGTAGAATAGCTGTAGTAGCCAAGGTACTTGGTCTAGCCATATCTGCCATAGATAATCCGTGGAATTCATGAGGAATCTCGAACGGACATAATGAAGCTAGTTGCACTTGTTCTACGTCTTCTTCAGAAAGAATCGCATTACCAGCAATCATAAACTTCTTGAGTTCAGAGATACCATCACCATCACGGTCTACTCGGATCCAGCATTTCACAATAGTGACTTCCTGGTTGGCTTCTAGTGGGAATAGAGCTTTGCTGTTAGCACCGATCCAATATTCCTCACCTACTACGTTCTTACGTGCGGATTGTTCTTCCGTGTACTTGGTAGCCCAATCAGCAGAACCATCCCCAACAGCATCCCAGTCAATAGTATCAGCAATTTCAGGATATTCTTTACGAATAGCACTGCGTGTAGTAACATACTGAATACCAACAAAGGCTGCTTCATCAAGACCATTAGCATCACGAGTAATACGGAAACACTCAGGGTGTATATTAGTAAGCTTGACACGTGATTTATCTATAGTCCTTTTTAATCGTACATCTTTATAAACCATTTGGTACTCTGCAGCACCAGTTTCTTGGTTAGTCTGTAACTCTTGATCATAGGATAATTCTCCTACAATCTCTACTTTAGGATCAGCTAAGATAATATCTAAATTAGCTTGGCTAATCTCATCATATTCTTCGAAATCATATTCGTAATCTTCTACGAATTCCCATTCGACAATAGAATTCTTCCATAATAAAGAACTCTTAACCCAGTTATTCATTAAATGCCAACCATTGTTCTGTCTAAAGATACAATAGTTAACAATATCAGATGCTTTACGAGCATTAGAATAATCTGCGGGACCATTACCGATAGGAATAAACCTAGCGATTTTATTATTGTTGAACATTAATTCAGACAAAACAGCAGTATA